ACGCCTATCGATTGGGGTTGTCGTTGTACCGTGATTCCTGGCATCACTAAAAATTTGAGTACGGAATATGATTCCGTTTGGGCGAATAAGATGGTAGATCCTTTGGTCAAAGGAACGATTTTCGATAATAATGCGGCCGTAACCGGAGTGATTTTTAATAAAACGCATCCTTATTTTAAAACTAAAGAATGAGCCCAGACGAATTCGCCAAAGCAATAGAAACAAAGGCAAAGGAAATCCAGAACTATGCCAACACTCGCTATCCATCAGTGGCGGGAAACATTGCTTTGCGGTTTATCAATGGGAATTTCAGAGCGGGTGGTTTTCAAGGTCAAAGTTTTGAGCGTTGGAAAAAGGGGACAAAAAAAAGCGGTACGACCTTAGTCATTACCGGAGCTTTACGTGCCGCCAATTATTACACGACGCAACCGGGACAAACGACTTTAAAAAATGATATGCCGTATGCTAGGGCACATAATGAAGGATTTGAGGGTACGGTAACCATAAAGGCGCACACCAGGCACAAACATCGAGGTGATTTGTTGAAACAAAAATATACCAATAAAAAAGGCAAGACCGCGACCAGAACCATCAAACTAACTATTAGCGAAAAGGTAAAGTCGCATAGCCGAAAAATGAATATTCCAAAACGCCAGTTTATGCCAACGAACGCAAACGACAGTCCGGTGTTGAACAATGCCATCACGAGACAAGTAGCCCGAGATTTAGAAACAATTTTTAAACAATAATTATGAACAGTCCTTACGCTAATCTTTTCCTAGCCATTCAAGACCGCATACTGGCAGAAGTTCCAGAGATAAAATTCATTGATCAAAACTTGGGGCAATACATGCACGAAAAGTTTCGGGAAAGTATGTTATTTCCTTGTGTATTGATTGATTTTCCGAATACTAATTTCAGTGAAATGCAAGGCAATAACCAATTGGGCGATGTGACTATCGTAGCCACACTATTTCACGATATTTGGAACAATACCAGCAATATTACACCTCTTACAATTAAACAGGCGGGATTGCAGTATTTGGAAACGGATCAAAAGCTCTTCATGGCTTTGCAAGGATGGAACCCTGACTTTTGCGAACCATTAATACGATTGAATTCAAAAAGCCTCAATCAGAATGAGCATGGTTTAATCGTACGTGAAACTACGTTTACCACGCAGTTTGAAGATTATAGTTGTGATGATGCCTCGGCAACGGTACAATTGGGCTTACGTACCGAATAAAGACAATTGATTGAGATGTTCTTTTGGGATTGGCATTCCTTTGATATTCATCCACTGGCGGTAGGATAGGTAGATGTTGAATTTAGGAAAAACAGTGCGAATAATTTTAGTGTCAGGCACGTCATCGTGTTTGGCGGATTTGTACACGTCAATAATAAATTGGGCTCTTTTATTATAATTGTTTTTATTGTACGCCATGAAACAAATATAAAATACTTTATTTTTATATGCAACACGACTTTTTAGGCATAAAAAAACCACACTTTTGGGCGTGGTTAAATAAAGTTTAAAATAGTTTTAATTCAATCGACTGGACATATTTTTTAAATACCAACCTCCCTCTTCACGGATAAAATTATACCAATAGCCCTCTTTATCTTTTCGGACGCTATAAATACCGGTCGTTGCTGTTTTTTCGGTTGTAGCCGTTGGCTCTATTTCCTTTTGATAAAAAGGAAACAAATCTAAGAACTTCCCTTTTACAACATCAAAATCATATTCTTCTGTTCCTTTAATTTCAAGGTCAGGATTAGCTCCAACTTTATTTATTTTAAAATCTACACATAAGCAATTTTCATCTATAAAAGAATACCTACCCGATGTTTTATATCTATAAACATAAGCTTCGACCGATTTTTTTTCAACGTCACTTAATCCTTCTTTGATATATACAAATGAACAAGTAGAACCATTAGCAGACACAGCAGTGTCAAGATAAAGAAATTTAGTTTTAGCTCCAAAAGCGATTTCGTCTGAAAATGTTCGAGCAAAAGTAAGGTCACATTTATTGGCTTGATGTAATAATTCAATATTTTGTGCCTGGATAAAAAATCCAAAAAGTAATAAGATGAGTAACAGTAAATTTTTCATAATGTTGTTATTTTAAATTATTATTTACAAACTCCGCAAGTGCCGCCTTCTTTGGCGCAATGCTTACAATATTTACAATTTTTGCAAGCAGAACAATTTTTTGAACCGGTACATTTCCCTCCTGAATACTCATAGGCAAGAGCCGAACCCGCCAATAAAAGGCAAAGAGTGCTGATAAGGATAATTTTTTTCATATTGGTTGTTTTTAAGTTGTTTCAAATGTAGTATTTTTATTAATACCTTAAATCCGTCCAGTGAATAATTTTACCTTTGAAATCTTCGTTGAAGTAAGCAAAGAAGTCCTCAACGTTATCGAAGCCATCGTTATTGGCTAGTGTTACTATTTCACCAGTAAAAAGTGTATTTTCATCGAATATGGTACACGAATGAGATTTTTCATCAATAAAAACCCTCACACTTTTTCGCCCAAATGAATTATACCATCTTATCTCCACTTTTTGAATACTTACCACCGGCAGAACCGGAGTAAACCGAAACATATCTTTTTGACGGCAATTGATAAAGAAATCAATTTTTGTACCTACTTGCCAGCGGTCATTTTTGTCTTCGCGGATGGTGTGGTGTTTAGGTTTATATAATGGTAATTTAAAAGGAATAGTTTCGCTAAACAACAGGCTTCTTACATCGGGTATTTGAAACATTAATTGCGTCCAACACTCTAAATCAATCAGATTGTTGCCAACTAAAGATTTTAAAATCTTCTCAATAAAGTATGTTGGCTTGCCGTTCATTTTTGTGCTAAAGGGTAGTATCATTTTTTTTTGCTTTTATTAAACATTTCTCCCAAAAATTCATTATTTCAATTTCGTCCATTCCTAGGGCAACAAGCTCGGCTAAAAC